TATTATTTATTATTATTATTATTATTTATTATTATTATTTATTATTATTATTATTTATTTTTTATTATTTATTATTTATTTACTCGTAGTTTTCTTAGCAGCTTTCTTTTTAGTTACAACTACTGGTTCACCGTCGTCATCATCATCTTCTTCTTCTTCTTCAGATGAGTCGGCATCACTATCATCACTATCTTCAATCTGTGTTGTATCTACTACTACACTACTAGTCGTTGTAGATACATCATCATCTCGGAATGCGAATTCTTCTAGAGTTTCCGGAACCTTAACAAGCATTTGAACTGCTTTCCAAGTAGCTCCAAATCCAACAGATGAAAACCATAGTCCCGTGCATTGGAGAAGCATCTTAGCAGAAGAACCTTTTGCTAGTAGGTTAGTTACATCTTGGAAATCTTCATCATCTTCCTTGTCAACATTAATCTTTGATTTAGTTTCATCATAGAACTTACACTGATAAACACCATTACGTTTTGCTACCTTGAATCCCATTTGAGCCGGGTATTTACCAGTAAATTCACCTGATTCTGGATCCTTGTAATGGCGAACAATTGGAGTGTATTTATCTTCAATTACTTCATCAGACATGGACTTCTTCTTAAACCATGCCATACTGTTTTTCTTAGCATCTTCTTTGATTTTTTCATCAAATTCAGTCATTTTCTTTACAAATGATTCAATTTCGGGATTATCATCAGTTTTCAGTGATACTTTGCAACTATATTTACCTGTTCCTTCACTTTCTTGATAATACATACAATCAAATGGGAAAGTTAGTTCAGGTGTTTGGAGATAGATTGATTGAATTCCATCTCCATAATTAACATATGCGATCTTAGCACCATTATCAAGATTCTTTAGATCAGAATACTTGACCTTAGTCATTTCAATTTCAGAAGCAATCATAGCTTTGGACTGGGACATTTTTTAAAGTTTGAGTTAAGTTTGAGTTAAGTTTGTGTTAAGTTTGTGTTAAGTTTATGTGAGTTGTTTGTTATTTATATATTGATTTTATCTTTTAAATAATTTCAAATTTATTAGTAATGAGAATTTTTTTCTAATATTTTAACGATTAAAATAAATACTTAAATATTTTTTATTAATATAATATAAATGTCTTGTAAATTTTATGAAAAAAAAGATAATTTAATTGTAAAATGTAATAAAAAATGTAATAAAAAGAATAAATATGGTGGATATTGTTATAAGCACAGAGGATTTTATTTATTAAAAGACAATATTATTGATTATGATAAATTTACATATAATAGTTCTGATTATACAATATGCTCTTTAAAAAATACATTAAATTTTAATAATATTAAATCAACAAGAGAGATAAATAAATATAATAAGGGACAACTATATTCATTAATATGTGAATATGTAAATAAATATAAATATTCAGATAATAATAAAAATATTGTAATAATTCAGTCAAATATTAGAAGATATTTAAATAATATTAAATCTTTAAGAGGTGTTGGTTATTTATATAGAGATAAATGTAAAAATGATGAAGATTTTTTTTATTTTGTTTCAAAAGAAGAAATAGAAGATAAATATTTTTTTTCATACAAAGATAATAAGAATCATATTTGGTGTTTTGATATTCGCAGTTTTAATAAATTAATATTAAATGATAAGAGAAATCCATATACAAGAGAATTAATTGAAGAAAAAATAACAAATAGAGCATTGAAATTAACAAAAATATTAGCAAATAGAAAAATAGATATAAATATAGTAGAATTCAATCACATTAATAAGATAGATATTATAAGACAAAAAACTGTTGATGTTTGTGCTAATATATCACATAGTGGTTATGAGATAAATATTAATTGGTTTTTATCATTAGAAATACATAATTTAAAAAAACTTTATAAATCATTGGAAGATATATGGAATTATAGAGCATATATAACACCACCTATGAGAAGAATATTAATTCCACCACTCGGATTAATATTTCAATATCCTGTAAGAGATGTTTTTTTATTAAATGATAAATTAGAAATAATGGATTTAATTTTAAATGAAGTTTCAAAATCAAATAATGCGATTGAATTAAGTGATAGACAACAAGGATATATGTATTTTTTAATTGGATTAAGTGGAGTATCAAGTGAGTGTTTATTATCGCATCCATGGACAGAATATGCAATAAATGGATGATTTTAATTAAATATACTTAAAACTATAATCATATAATTAAATATAATAAAGAGCGCGGTTGATCACACAAAATAAAATAAAATAATATATAAAATGCCAAAGACTAAAGCCACCAAAACTAAAGCCACCAAAAAAACCAAAACTACTCCGGTTGTAGCCCCTGTTGCTGCTGTTGAACCTGTTGCTGTAGAAGCACCTGTTGCTGTAGAAGAACCTGTTGCTGTTGTAGAACCAGTTGATACTTCATCTACAGATGAATCCACTGAACATTCTCAATTTGATTACACCGATGACATTTCTGCCCTCCAGTCCGAATTAAAGGGTGCTGCTATTGTAATCAAAAGCCTTCTAGCAAAGGTTAATGCTCTAGAGAAGAGGTCAAGTAAAGACAGAAAATTTGTAGAAAAGAAACTAAAATCTCGTCCTAAAAAATCGGGTCCTCCCGCAATGAATGGTTTCTCGAAACCTGGACCCGTATCTGATGAACTTAGAACTTTCCTAGGACTTACATCGGAAGATCTCATTGCTAGAACTGAAGTAACTAAAAAAATCACAGTATATTGCCAGCTTCATAAATTACAGAATGAAGCTGATAAGAGAATTATTCTTGCAGATGCTCCACTAAGAAAACTCCTTCGTCTAAATAAGACTGATCAGTTAACTTATTTTAATCTTCAGAAATACATGAAGGTTCATTTCCCTAACAAGGAAGGTGTATACCCCACGCTATAAATAATTAAATGGTTTTTAATTTATATTTTTTTTAATATACCTTTTTTTTACCTATTTTACCAGTTATGGTATAATTTGTTTCAGTCATGTTAATATTATATATTAAAATATTATAATATATATATTATGGATAATAATGTTTATGTTAATTCTGATATAGATTCTGATATAGATTCTAATATAGATTCTAATATAGATTCTAATATAGATTCTGATACTGAAGTAAAAGAAAAAAATAAACAAATAAAATGGATATGGTTTATTGTATCAATAATATTTGCTATAGTTATTTCGTTATTATTAAAATACATGATAATTCCTAGAATTTCAAAATATTTTGAGAATAAGACAATAGTTAATAAACCCAATTAATGTCATCTCTAAATTGATATAACGCATATATAACAAATATTAAAATCAATAAAGCAATAATTATACCAGGTATATTTCTAATTAATATTACTTTACATCCAATTCTAACCCAATCATTTTCGGCAGAGCAACTTTTATAATAAAAATAACAAGCTACAATGAAAATTAATAATATAATAAATGGAGCATATATTGATATAATTATTGTATTATTTACTTTTTCTTTTTTTTCATAATCTGGAATTTTTATTTCATTATTATTCTTATAATTATTCATATAATATTATAATTATTTTATTTTTTTGAATATAAAATAATTATTCATTTTTGTTAATTCCATTAATTCGGGATTATCTAGCATTTTTGTTGCATCTGCGAAACCATTGGATTTTAATAAATTATCCCCAGTTTCATCTTTAATTAATTCGGGGATCTTATTCAAAATTGTTTCAAATGATCCAATAGGTGAATCAATAATTCTATTATATTTGAATTTCATTTTTGGTTTATGTGGTTCAAATCCATATTCTTTCATTTTAATAATGAAATATTCAAAATTTACTAAATATTCAGATATATCTTTTCCAATTGAATCCATATAAACATTAATTTCTTGACCTAGAATATTTTCTCCATCCTCATTATAATTAAAATTATTAATATCATATTTTTTTTCAATTTTGTATATGATATTACCCAATTCATCTTTATATTCAAATGGTTCATCTGATTTCAAACGATCGAAAACTCTATTTCCGTCGTAACAAGAACCAATAAAATACCCACCTTTTCTACAATTATCTCTAATATTTTTTAAATATCCATCTAGAGTTTCTTCATTTTTAAAATAATAATGAAGACTAAATTGACTACTAATTAAATTAAATCCTTTTTCTGCTAATCCATTGTATTTTTTATTTATCATTTGATATTTTGTATCGATAGAACTAATATTTTTATTATATAAAATATTTAACATATTTTTACTATACTCTAATCCATGATGACCTCCACCCCAATTTTCAATTCCATCTTGTTCTTTGATATTTTTGCTTGTATCATATCTAATAAATACAGATTTCATCTTATCTTGTTTCTTATCAAAATAGTATCTATTACAAGCAACTTCTACGGGTGATATATCTAATCCAAATAAGAATGTGCAGTTTATTTCAGGATTAGAAAATTTACTAATATCACCACCTCTACCAATAGATGTATCTAATATTTTTTTATTATCTGGTAATTCATTTGAAGAACCAACACCCCCAATTAATTTAGATTTAATATAATTATGGAATTTACGTAATGGTTTCGTATATGGTGTTTCTTTATCTGAATCTTGATAATAATCTTCGGTAGCTCCAAGTATATCTACTTGTTGTTTAATATTTTCTAAATCTATATCACCCATAATCATTTCTTGTTTAATTGGAATTTTAATAGTTTTCCAAATATTATTAGCAGCTATGAAATTCTGTGGACTTTCTTTATCTCTCCTTAATCTCAGGGGTGTCCATTTAAATCCATTACCCTCTTTTTCCCAGTCAGGATTATATCTCATTTCAACAATATCATTATTCTTTAATGTATTCCCATCTCTTTCGCATTCTATTTTATTACTAATTAATGGAATATTTGTAATACCATAATCGGTTTTCTCATTTGGAGGAGTAAATTTTATTCTATCATTTCGATTACCTTTAAATTTTTCAGTTAACATTTTCATACATATATCCGCATGTTCATCGTCTGATTCTTTATAAAATACAATTAGTTCAACTGTTTTGTAATTACCATAAATTGCTTCTCCATTTTCGTCATATTCTTTATATGGAAATATTATATCACGGTCGTTATTTTTAATGTTTTCTGTTTTAATTTTAACTTGAAAATCAATTGTATTTTCATCTTCTGGTTTCCATTTATAATTCAATGGCCATTTACCTCCAATAAATTCTGGGGCATCTGAACCCGGTTGCCATGCATATGTTGCTTTTACTGGTAAATTACTCGGTAAATATATTAGTCCATCGATTTTATATTCATAACCACCACCTGACGCACGATCTAAAATTCTTTTTGATTTTTCTAATATTTTTTTATTATTTGTAAAATTAACCGAACCAACTGGTTCTATTTTAGTAGACCCTTTTTCATATTTTTTAATATTTATTCTCAATAATTTATCTATAGATAACCCTTCTAGATATTTCATATTTTTCATTTTTATTTTAAATGATTCAATTTCATTTTCTCTTGATTGTTTTTTTGAAATATATGGATATTTATGAACTGGTATATTATTCGCATAATATACATCAAATATCATAAATAAATTAATTGTTTTTTGATTTTTATCTTTTGTAATATATTCTCCATCTAATAACCAACTACCATCAATATCAAATTCTATACCTATATTTAATATTGATGGTA